CCTTCGCCTACCCCTAAAATCATCTATACGCTCGCTTTCGTCTTTGCTTCCACAAGTTCAAGATCTCGGCGGCGGGTTCGGTTTCGCATAGCCGCGAGGATCCCCATACCAACAGCAGTAATGCCAGCCTGCCCACCAAGCGACCCGGCTAGCCCGGACAGCCCACCGTCCTTGAGGGCCGACACTAGCGCCATAGCCTCTTCAGTGCGCTTGGCGACGATCTCAACCCGATCCTCTACTTCACGATCGTAATCTTCCTGGGCGTCCTGGATCTCGGCCCTAGCCTGATCCTTCGTAATAGACCGGTCCTCCAACCCCTCGAGCGTCTTAGTCACGCCCTCGGCATATCGCGCCTGGCTATCCCTCAACGAAGCGATATCCCCGGGCATTACGCATCCGGAAATCAACGGAATCAGCAGCGCGATTGCAAATCTACTCATATCTTCCTCCTTGGGTGGGCCTTATCTACCCTAGAACCACCCCACAGGACACGCGAACCCGTGAAATGCACCGGGGAGAACCGTAAGGTAGGAGGCCATGAGCAACAAACGAAGAGGCGGGTTCTCCGAGGCGATCTTCACCGCAATCGCCCAGTACAAGCACATACACGTTGCCTCACCAGTCACACCAGAGAAGTACGACTTCGTCATGCGAATGGATCAGAAGTGGTTCACTGTCCAAGTAAAGTCATTGACGCACGATAGGGGGCGAAGGTCGGCGTCAGTGCGGAGATCGGGCCATAAGGGGTACGAAATTGGGGATTTCGACTATCTGGCCATAATCGACCAAAAAAACCTTACTTCTTGGCTTATACCCTCGCATCTGGTCTCTGGCGGCGTGACCGTAAGCCCGTATCTCGGCAAATGGGACGAGTACCGATGGCATACCGGACACTTCGACCCGTCAATACCCGTAAAGAGCCGATAATGGACAAATCGGACGCGCTGAACATAGCCCGGGAGGCGCTGGGTCCAATGCTTTCCGCCCTATCATTGACCCACTGGACTATCAATCTCACGGCAGACAGCGAGGATGACCATGAGACCCTAGCCTCGGTCTCCTTCAATCACCTATACGCCTCCGCTACGATCAATATCGACCCGAATAAGCTATCCAACCCCACGGCAATCCTCGCCAGCCTCCGCCACGAACTAATCCACCTCCTACTTTCCCCCTACGATATGCCAGAAACTCTATTACCCGAATGCACCGAAGCGCCAATCACCCCCACCCTCCTAAAGTCACTCGAACACGCCAATGAGCTATCTATCCTCAACCTAGAAACCACCCTCGACGCACTCGGCCACACCGCATCCGCGCTTGCCCAGTACACGCAACCTCAGGTAAACTCCCCGTCCAAGAAATCCAGAACCAAAAAGCCACGAGGACGGAAAAAGACAACGTGACAGCAATCTCATTCCCGCGACATCAGCCAAAAATCAACGAATCAGTGATCTACCGAGGCAAAGATATCCGCAAAATCGAAGACGCAGAGGCTCTGAGGGCGATTATCGTAGAGCAGCAGAAGAGAATTGAGCAGTGGGCAGATACAGCAAGAGAGAGCTTGGAAGTGCGGCGGGTAGAGGTGTGACAAAAGGTCATCACTTATGCGTAACTGTCAACCATTCGACACTTTTCGCATAGGCGGCAAAAATTTCAGAGTGGATATATGGATAAAAATGACGCGCATCAATGGGGGGCCCACCCCGGCCGGGCCTCTCGAGCAACTCCAGAACAATGAGTGCACAATCCGACCCCTTCTCCCCCCCCCCATCCTTCTCCCTCTGCCCACCCCACAATCGTTCTAGGTGTTCCGATAACGGTCCTTATGTTGCGTGGACCACGAACGAGTGCAACGCTACCCAACCAATGTATAGGTACCTAGCACCCGGTGCCCATTGGGGTTATGTGATACGGTGACGAACCATGCCAAGCGGACGGAAAAGGGATTGCGTTATTGGCAATAGTAAGTCGGCCCACCCCCTACGCTTATATCGTGAGATTAAAGGGTTGAGCCGACCACAGCTAGAACGTCTGTCCGGAGTGCCGACCACCTATCTAACCGACATAGAACTCCGAGACCTGTACCCTACCCCCAGGTACATTGACGCCCTAGAACGGGCCCTAGGTATCGACCCTGGGGTTTTGGCCCTAGGTTTTTACCGGCACTATCTAGCTACCAAATAACGGGTTAGGTTTCCCGCTCAAGTTTCTTTCGGATTGGATCGATCCAGGGCCTTGTATTGAGGGTTACTAATAGAGAGCAGCGTTTAGGCTCGCTGCTCCGATCTAGGCTTCTACGGAAAAGGACCACGCAATGATCGAAATCGAAATCTCAGCACTGTTTTGCTTCGAAGATGGCGAAGTTTCTTGCGAAGGCGAGGCTATCGACCGTATTTTCAGCCTCCTGGAAACAGGAGAGCTTGGCCCCAACGATTTTCAAATCGATATCGGGCCGACGCAATCCCTGACTCCCCGAAAAGGAAGAACGATGACGATCTACCAAACACTGAGAGACATGGGAGCCACGATGGATTCGCATGAGTCCGATCTACACGTCGTGGCTACACCCGATATTCGTAGGGCCGTTCGCGAGGCTGGAATCCGGTGGACGGAGTTCCGAGACGAAACCACAGGGCGGATCAACCTTGAAATCCCATTCGCCTACGATCCATTCTGGGAGAACCGGAGACGCGATGCGTAACGAAAGTGCGAAACCCACAACCCTTCATGACGCAATCCGCCAAGCGGAACACTCTGACCCTTTGAGCGCGGCGCGCGGAATTCTCACGGCGGTAGGCTTCACCATCATCTTGGTTGCACTCTGGATTGGATTGGGACTATGAATATCGGAACCATCATTCGCGCCACCCACCGAGCAGAAGATCTTGTCCCAGCATTCGTTTCGGTTCTCGAGGACCGAATCGACGAAGCTCCACTTGAAATGGCAAAGGGTGAAGAACTCGACATGGTTGCGAGGATCAAGACGGCAACCCTACTCCTCGCGAACATTGAGGGGGTTCAACGCGAAATGGGCGAAGAGTACTTCGGTTCTGAGGAGTGTTCTTTTGATCTTGAGTGCCTGTTCAACGCCCTAGATTCACTCGCGCCGATCGGAACATATTTCGGGGCGCATGAAGGTGACGGATCCGACTTTGGATTCTGGGAAGATGAAGGGGACGACGTAAGATGAGACTCTACGAAATCAACCGTTTAAGCTACTCGGATACCGGAATTACCGATTGGACTTTTGAGGGCACTCAAATCAATGCCCTATCGTCTGACCCTTTTGTAGCCCTGCGCGAAATCCGTGGCCTTTTGATTATTGGCGAGAGAAAAGCGGCGGTCGTCAAGGACATGGAAACAGGAGAGTACTTTGAGTTAACCGAGTGGGTCGACCACAAGAACCAAGGTGTCCACAAAATGCCAGAACCCTTCATGACTTAAAAACGTCGCCAACACGCTAGAAAGCCAGAGACATGCAAGATAAACCCGAAAACACCGAGCACTATTCCAAGTACAGAATCCACCTGACGCCACCCTGGCCAGACAAGCCAAGCCGTGAGTCCTGGACAGAATATGCTACGGATTCAGTACAGGCCCGGGAAGCGTTCTGTCGTCGTCGTGAGTACCCTCGCGATTGGGTTCAAGTAACATGGGTGGATTTCGTATGAATACGATCATAGAAAACGCCCGTGAAGACGCAAAAGCTTCCCTAGTATCACTCAACAGGGTAGCGCGCAGAGTCCGTGAAAACCTCGAAGATCAACTATCCCGGGGGGAACCGTACAACCCGGGCAATGCTTGGGAAAAGGCTTGGACGGTTGAAGCGACGTTGTGCTTGAACGTAATGGCGACGAAGGGTAGTAACGATGGATAACTTCACAAAGGCTTACCTAGAATGTGCGTTGTGGGCTTCCCATATGTGGATTGAAGGCGAGGACAATCCCGACCCACTGGAGGATCATTTAGACATAGATGACTTGCCTACGGAAGTGATCGAAGAGGCAAAGTCCGATTGTGACGGATTCCGGAAGCTGGTCGATTGGAACGAACTGGAAGATGCCGACGATACCCGCGGTGGCCACGACTTCTTTTTAACCCGTGAAGGTCATGGGGCTGGATTCTGGGATGGCGATTGGCCGGAGCCTCTAGCCACGACACTGACCCAAGCCAGTAAAGCATTCGGGGGACACGACTGGCACGGTTGCGACATGGTATCGGCGAAAGACTAAGCTAAACTTTCGGCGAATCGGCCGATTGGGCAACGGTGCTCAATCGGCCTTTTTTCGTATCAACTCAAAAGTAAAGGGGTCAATATGGCCATCCATTGATTCCGGCACGGGTCATTGTGCAGCGGTGAACGTCCCGCCATTCGACGAAGCTAAATCCCGAAGCCAATCCGCTCCGGAGCCGCCGGCGGCAATCCAAACGGTATCGATCGGAATATCGGACCAGTTCGCCCCGGTTATAGCGGTCGCTTGTGCAAGTGCGGTCCCGCAGCCCCCGGGCATACCGTCCGAAACGACGATCAACCGCTTCCTTCGCTTGTTACTAGCCTGCAATTGACTCAGGCCCGAAACGGCGCTGGGAGCAACGCACGTCCCCCCGCCAGCTTGGAGCAGCCAAACCCATCCCAATCCAGCCATCTTATTGCCGCTATTAGCAGGACGAAGGGCCCCAGCCCATTCCAGATTGTTATCCCCAAAAGCATTCATTCCAAAATGCGCTCGAGAGGAGAGCTGACCAACGGCCCCGGTCACTTCCTGTTTCAAAACCTCAAGCTGACCGCCCCATCCCATAGAACAGGACTTATCCATCGTCCAGAAGAACGCGTCCCCCTCAAATGTCGACCCATAAAACATGATCGATTCCGGCGCATCCTCGTCTTCCCCGTCCCCATTTGCGCCCGGCACCGGAAGGTCCAGGGGACGATGGGCCCCGGTATCGCCCAGGTGTAGGGGCGTCATCGGACGAAGGGCCCCAATGGTTGCGGGAAGAAGGGCCCCGTTCACTAAATCCCCACCATTTCCAACCGGGGAAACCCCGAGGTTGGGGGAAACTACGGGAAGAAGGGCCCCAAGGGAGAATATCAGGCCAACCAGCGACCTCATACAGACCCCTTAGCTTCGCCCGTACTGCGCTCTCGTTCTCCCGAATCTCCGAAGAGGCTAGAGAAGCCCGCGTCGATCCTAGCCCTATCCACGGCTTCCAGGATGGACGCTACGGGCCCCGGGTCGTTTAGGGTCTCTTGGATCGCCGTGTATGATCGTCTCAAAGGGCTGCCTCTAACTAAGTATGCGCTACCTAGATAAGTAGACGATGGGCCCCACGGTTCCCCGCGGTCAATTGCTAATTTTCAAGAATTAGGCGTTCGTACAGCCCATATCAGCTCCAGTCCTGTTCGGGGGAGGAGGGGGAGGAGGCGTGGTAAGCGTCTCTCCGTACTTCTCGAGTATCCCCCTGTACGCTTCTGGGAGTAGGTTCCCGTCATATCCCAGCGTGTATGCCTTGAGGTCGCAGTCTTCACACCAGGTTGCGGTAAGAATGTGCCTTCGATTCTCGTCCTGGACTAGATCCCAACGGACACGCTCATGGGTGCAGGGCCCCGCCTCCTTCTTTTCTACCCACCACGTCTGTTTCGTCCCCTTCAGCTCGTAGCAAATGGCTATGTCGTCCACGGTGAGTTCGGGGTACGCCTTGAGGTAGGAGGAGATCAGAGCTTCCTGGAGACGGTGGGTGTTCGCTATGGAGGTGTCGATATGCTCGGTCATTCCGTCTCCCCCGGCGGTTCGGGCAGGGGTTGCCAGTGGGTGGCGGGGTAGCAAGAGAACTCCCACTCTTTGGTCTTGGCCGAGTATCTCTGAGATATGAGGTCGCCGGTCTCGTCGTACGTCAGGTACACCCCGCTATCCTCCGGCAACCGCTCGGTCACGGGGATCCAGGTGGGCTGGGGGGCGGCTTTCTCTCGGACCCAGACGTGATCCTCGTTGCCTTCGCAAATTACAGACTTGGTGTTCCCCGGATCGGTCATGGACTCGAGAAGCCGGATCGCCTGGTGAACCCACACACCCCCACGCTTTCGGATTTCTATGACGACGTTTGGCGGGAGGGGAGAGCCTTCCCTGGTGTTCCAGGCGGCGATGGCCTCCTTGTCTCCGTTCCACGGTTCTCCCCAAAACTCAGCAACCCGGGCGGAGCAGTCACGGCAATGGATCTCCATGTCCCGGAGACCGGTGGGGCCTGAGTAGTAATCCTCGGGTCCGTCAGCTTCACCCCCGCAGAACGGGCAGGGTAGTAGTTCGGTCATAATTCCCTCATCCAAGCTCCCGGCTTGCGACTGTTCAATCTTCTCAATGGTGAGATCAATCAACGGGGCGACGACGTGCTTCTGGATGGAAGCCTGGAGCTTGTCCGACGCTGCCTTGCTCCTCCTCAAAGACTCTTCGGCACTGCGAGGAGATGGAGCGCGGGTGTTCCAGGCGCTAATCTGGTCTAGAAAACCACCTGGCCACTGAGCGTACACCTTGCAAGTATAGCAGTGGATCATGTCGTTCGCCTGACAGAAGCTCGGCTCGCCGCAGAACGGGCAGGGCAGTAGGGCGGTCACACCCCCACCTCGTTCCCCCAGGTAATCCAACCCGGTCGTGTGTCTCTAGCGAACAGCTCCACTTTAGTCTCCCCTGGGAATGCGTTGTCGATGTGATCGTGTAGGTCCACCGGTTTTACCGAGTGCCTACCACGTTTCCTGCGGATTACCGACGACCGGCGTGATTTCGGCGTAGGTGGTGAGTGCTTCCCCTTCGTCCCGATCAAAACGTGTTCATGTTGACCCCGAGCCCAGTACCCCATGCCGAGAAGTTCCTTATCCCACACCATGTTTGATTTGTAGGTGAACCCCCAGGCGTCCATGACGGTGAGTGCTTCGCGGAGCTTTGGGGCAGTGGCCCAGAGGTATAGCGCGGAGTTGTTCTCCAGCTCGGGAAACCCGGAGGTGCCTGGGAGGGCGCAGATTTCCGGGACGGTGAGTGTCGGGTATTGGTTCTCGATCTTATTGGCCTTCGAGAGGCTGAACGAGTATCTCCACGGCGGATCGGCGATGATGATCATTCGTCCCCCGCCCGTTCCTCAACCAAAACCGTCATCCGTTCAACCTCCCCCTCAGCCATTCCGCATACCACGGGGCCATCCATGCCGTTCTCGAGCGAGGGTGCCCGAGGATAAAAAATGGTGTCATTCGTCCCCCTTGATTCGCCCGACTATCTCGTCGATCTGCTTGCCGGACTCTCCTTGATAGATTTTCTCATGGACGTATGCAATCGTGCGTAGGCACCGCTCCTTCATCTTGGCGACGGCGTCCTCCTTCGTCCGTTTACCCGCCCGCCACTCGGCGAGTTCCGACTGGTCTAGGAGGTTCTGGTTCTGGTAAGCCTGGATGTCTCCGCACTTCCCGTCGACAACACCTTCCAACCGCTCGTTCTCCACCCGCAACCGTTCGATTGCGTCATCGTATCTAGTTTTGTTCCGCTCCCGCTCCTCGGAGACGACTGCCTTGACCTCCCTTCGCAACTCATCGACCACGTCGGCGGCTGCGGTCAAAGCGTCCACAATCCTCCTCTGGTCCGACTCGCTTATATCGGAGAGTTGCGCGAGACGAAGCGCGTTCGCCTCGGTGCGTAGGTGGCGCGGTAGTTCGGTGTCCGGTGTCATTCGTCCTCCTTCACCTTCTCGTACGCCGCCTTCAGCTCTAGGTACAAGTCGTATGGGTGTGTCTTCGATGGCATAGACACCATCTCTGGGACATACCTATCAAGAACCCTCATCAACTCGCTCCACCGCTCCCGCTCCTCGGCAACGGCTTTGACGATGGCCTTGTGGATTAGATATAGGTCTTCTTCGGGAGCAATGCCGCCAACGACATCAAGGACTCGCTGTCGTTCCTCCGGTTTCATGAGGTCTCCCGTAGCTTCTCACGCTCCAACTTCAAATCGTTGTAAAGGTCCCACGGGTGTGTTTGAGACGGCAGGGTCACCATCTGCTCTAGGAATCGGTCTAGATGCTCCATCAATGGGCTGTACCGCTCCCGCTCCTCGGCGATGGAAGCGTTGGCATCGTCCAGCCTTACCCAATCTCCATGCTTATCGTCCTCCTTCATGTCCTCGAAGTATTCTCGCTCGCCACCCCATCCGACTTTCGACATCGAGGTCAGTCGATAGCGTCTCATGCGTACTCCTTTTTGACCGGCTCAGGTAACGGCATCCAGTGCGAGGGCGGCGCGATTTCGCTATGGGTGTTGTAGCCGTACCAATAAACGGAATCATACTGCGGGGCCGCTACGAACATGCGACCAGTTGACTCGTACAGGCACAGGACGTGACGGAAATTCTCCGGCTTCTCACGGCTGATAGGGATCCACATGCGCCTTTCGGTATCCCTCCGCACTTTGGCCACACGCTCGTCCATGTCCGCCTGCGTGTAGATTTCTCTCGCTTGGTACTCGCGCTCGCGGTAGTCGTCCTCAGATTCCTCCGGGCTCATCCTCCCTCCCCTCTCACGATCTCGTCGAGTTCGGCATCAAGTGGGTCACAACACCACTCCGTATTGTGCCCGGGGTCTAGGTCAACGAGGTCGTTCCTCTGCTCCTCCAACTTCTTCACAAGGGCGAGGAGGATCTCGATCTTGGGCCAGGGGGAGATCTCGTAGCCCTCCGGTCGTCCAACCTCCGCGAACTGATTCTTGGCCCACTCGACGTTTTCGGGGACTGTTCCAATGAAATGCTCGTAGCCGTCGAACTTCATGCGTTCCCCTCCAGCGCCCGCCACTCGGCCACTCTAGACATTCCTAGCCATCCTCTTCGCATGGGCCGTCCGCTTCATTTCTCGCAGCTTCTCACTCTTTGCCCGGATCCCTCCGAGGAGGTCCGCCAACCATGAATTAAGTCTGTACGCTTCCCCGTCCTTTATCAAGGATCCCTTTTTGACGAGCGTTTCGGCTAGCTGGAGGGATTGGCGTTCACTGGCCGCCAACTTAAATTTTCCGCCCGGCGTCCACGGCCCCTTATCGGCGATCATGTGGAGGGCCCTCGTCTGGCGCGGGTAGTGCGCTCGAGAGAAGTTGTCGAGGCTCATAGGATCCCCAATGCAGCTTTATCGACCTCGGTCAATTTCGCCAGGGCCAGATCTCGTGGAGAGGGGGTGTGCTCAACTACAAGTAGTTTCTGCCTCCTATATCCACCCCTCATCGCTGCTGGCGGTTCTTCCTTCCACAACTTGAACCCAAGCGGGAGATCTTGTCCGGGGTACCAGGAGGCCCAAACGGTGTGACGATAAGAGTCATAAACCGCTTCCGGTTTAGCTAGCTCGACAACTACACCCCCGGTTCCCGATGAGTTCCGATAATGCTCCGCCCCCAACCTGGATACGAATGGTCCGAAGTACCCCGAACGATCCCTCACGATCCAATTACTCATCTTCGCCCCCACCGTCCAAGATGGAGTTCGTAGGAACAACGACGAAAACCTGGTCTGCCCAGACTGCGATATTGTGGAGCGCACCCGAAAGCATCACATTAGGGATATTCTGATCCGCCGCCTTTCCGATCGCCGCCATAATTTCCTTGGTCATTTTCTCCACGACCTGAATTGATCGCTCGTTAAAAATTGCGTCCGTCATTTCGCTACCCTTTTCAAATTGTGCATTGCACATTCGGAACGTACTCCCCGGGAGAACCCCAGAGACCTAGAGGGAGAAGAACTCCCCGCCATTCGTAAAGAGCACCCGTTCGATTCTCTTATCCCACTCCTCCACAATCTTCTTAGCTCCCTCCCCGTCAGCCAGACATTCCTTCCCGGACATTCGAGCACTCTGGACCCCCCCTATAGGGGGGGGGTGTCCGTCCGGATCGCTCTCGGGGGTTGTCGCGTGTCCGGCCGGTTGTCCGTTTGGTGTCCGGGCGTGTCCGTTTTGCATTATTGGGAACCCTTATTTCCACCGGGGTATTTCATTAGTGCCCGGGGTGTCAGCTTGACCGACCGCTTGCCCGTGCGCTCCAAACAACTATCGTCGACCATTGTAGTTACGGCCCTGCGGATCCTTCGTTTAGCGTTCTCAACTTCGGTCATTCCACCGTCAGGAATGATAGAATAAAGGTCGGAAACCTCGCACTCTGATCCGCCGGGGAATGTCCGGATGATGTCCGCCAGAGAATGACACAAGCGTTCGCCGTCCGGCAAGTGTCCGGAGCCCAAACGGACATCCTGCCCGGACATCTCAAGAGTAGCCGAAGTGATCGCTTCTCCCGTCTCGGGATCTCTAAGCCCGGTATCTACCGACACTAACGAGAAGACCATCGGCTTGAAGTTCTCCGTGTCCTTGGCTTTAGACGACGAAATCTCGACCGATGTCCGGATGATGTCCGTTTGGTCGCAACGTGTTGCTGCGCCTTTCTTTGCGATGATTTCAAAGTGTACGGCCCCAAGGAGAGAAGAGTGTCCGCGAGCCCCCCTCGTGGTGTCTTTTCCGGTGTGGTGGACGATCAAAACGACGCACCCGAACTCTTCGGATAGCTCCGTCGCGAAGGCATTGAAGACCCCCATGTCGGAGTCGTCGTTCTCGGATCCGCCCACAAGGCAGCGGTTGAGCGTGTCCAAAATTACCAACCCGAGGGGGATCCCAGGGTTGTGTTTGGCCGTCAGATACCGAAGATCTTCGCGGAATTGCTCCCGCTCGGTTGGCTCGAGCACTCTAACTGGGCGGTCCATGTAGTGGAAATTGCGGGCTGCGGTCAGTACTTCCAGCGCCTCACCCTCGATCGACCCGACGAAGTGGGCCCGGATACGCTGGTTGATCCCCCCCTGACCTTCCCCGAAGACGTAAAGAACTTGGTGCTGGGCGCTAGGTAGCTTGTGGCCGAACCATTCCGGATCCCCATTGGCCAAGGAAAGGGCGATAGAGAGCGCAACGAACGACTTGCCGCAACCTGGGGGGCCAACCAAGGTGCCAACCTCCCCCCGCCGCATGAGATCCCCGCAGAGTCTTGGCGGAACAACCGCGTTCAGTGCGTCCGTGAGCGTCTTGAAGTTGGTCGACTCACCCTTGTCCTCAAGGGACTTGGATAGCGCCTCGATCCGCTTGGCGTAATTCTCCAGCAGGGACTTCGGGGTTAGCCCGTTCTTGGAATCCTCGGATAGCTCCTTAGCCAGACTACGTATCGACCTCTTGGCATGCTCGTCCAGCAGCACCGCGAAAGCCTTATCAGCCTCGTGAGTGTGAACGCCCGACTCCACTAGATCCCAGACGAAGCCCTCCCCAGCCCTACGGCCTTCCGGGTCGATCTTCCCAATGTTGTCGATGACCTTAGTGACCGAAGCCTCTTCGGGCGACCACCCGCAATCGTAGACGATGGCCTGGTGGGTTAGGAGGTGGTGATCGTTCTCCCAAAAACCCTCTTCTGGGACTCTGGTTAACAGGTCAAAGTTGCGCCCTAGCAGCCAGGCGCCTATGACGGACTGCTCCAGCCGGATTCGGGAGTCAGAGCTAATCATTGCAGTTTCTCCCAGTCCGACCGTATGGGGTTCTTGATAGGTATGTACTCCCTAGAACGCTTTTGCTTCGGCTTGGCTTTCCTCTCCCCTGTGGCCACGGCGTCCCTGTATGTTTTGTTTTTGCAGCCCTCGCACATTCGGTACATCTTCGAGTGATAGAGCTTGCCGCATGAAGGGCAGTTAGCAAGGTCTCCAAGACTCTCGAGCTTGGTCCGTATCCTGAAAAGCGAGTCCAGGTACGCACTAACCTTTTCGTCGTTCGGCTCCGCCTGCCTTATCAACCACTCGATATCCTCGGGGGAGAACAAGGGCTCCGGATTCTCGGTCGAGTATTCAGCCACTCCCTACCCCTCGATTTTGTCTAGCAACACTTCGACGTAAACAGCCGCGTCCATCAATTCTTCTTGGAGGTGGTGGAGCCAGCCAACTATGTCGATATTAGAGGCAGACGTTACGCACCCGTACTTGGCCATACCGACAGCCGACCTACCGTTTAGCTTCTCAACCACCTTCTCAACGTTAGTGTCTAGCATTCTCGGATTCCTCGTAGAAGTAGTAATCAATGGAAGCCTCGGGGAAGAAGTGTTTTCGCCCTAACCCTGAGCCCTCAACCAACAGCGCGAACGTTCCGTCCCTGTATCGGTGTGAGATCTTCACGTCATGGAGGTGGAGGCGGGCACCGGACTTTAGGTAAATCGTGAAATTGTAGAGCGATTCCATTATTACTCCGGAAAGCAATCACCGTTAGCGATCAATGCCATCATCCTTCGTTACTCAGCTTCATGGGGATAATATCGACGGAACACTCGGCGAGGTTGTTTCCAGCCTTCAATGCTTCCGCGAGCCCCGTGCCGAACCCTTCCGGGGTATCCCTTGGCCCTCCCCCCTGCCAGACAAAAACGGCTTCATTGTCAACGTACAGAACGGCGTCATATCGCCCGTTAGCATTCTTCGAGACCTTAGCTTCTACGATCTTCGTCATCTCTGTCATCTCTGTCGTTCCCGTCTTCACTTCTAATGTAGTCGTAACATTTGGCGCAAAGGCCGTACTTAACAGCGTAATCATGCCCGCAAATTTCGCAAACTTCCTCTTCTACTTCGTCTTCCATTTCCCGCCCAATCTCCTCTGCTCAACGTCTAGCCCATGAGCGAAGGCTTCGTCAATTTCAAGCTGCATTCCCTCAGTGATTCCTAGATCAACGTAAGCAACGAACACGTCAGCAGCCTCTACCCAGTTCAGTCCGCACCCGACACCTTGCGCTCGAGCCTTGTCGCTCTCGGTCAGGAATTTGGTGTACATCGCGTGTGGGGCGAAGGGCGCTTCATGCTTCTTGATAGAGTCCTGCATGCAATCATGTAGATACGCCAGGTTCCGAACGTAACCCTCCAGGTCGTCGGCCCGATAGGGGGAGGCCAGGAAAACCAGTAGTCGGGGTTCGTATGACTTATCATTCATCTTCGCCGCTCCCTTCTAGGCCAGAAGTGCCAGATTGCGAGTCCTCCGGCGATACAACCTGCAATAACGAGTTCTGGAGGCATTCGACCTCCTCCGTCTTCTCCTTTAGGGCTAGCCGCAACGTGCTGATGGTGTCTTCTTGATCCTGGGCCAAGCAGTGGAGCCGATGGGTCTCGATCTCTAGGTTGCCCTTGTCGCGGTCACACTGATCGAGCATGTCGCAAACGTCTCGGTACTCATGCTGGGGTAGTCGTTTAGTCATTCTTTCGTTCCCACTTGTGCCGATCGTCTACCGTGCATTTGAACTTTTGACCAAAGCAAGACACAACTACACCCTCCGCCTTACCGCCTCCTCCAGCACCTCTCACTTGAGTACCATTATCCATAAGCTCATCCATAGCCTCTTGGATTACACTAAGGTTAAACGTTCTGTGATTTACGATTGTCGGCACGACATCCAGGCTGACCGTAGGGCAGATAACGGTTTGAATATTATACATTCGGTCCCTTGGGAATTGGTGGGTATTGAACAGGAAGAACCGTTTTTCCATTATGTCGTGTGGGTTCTTCTGGATACCAGGACCAGCCCACTCGCCGTAATGGCGACCTTCTCCCAGGGCCTCGATTAGCAATCTAGAGTTGTCTCTCACCCATGCCGCGAACCCGAAATTATCTGCTTCCGGTGTGATTGCACGTTTGCGGCTCTGGACTAGCACAACCTCGCCCCCACGGATAACGACGCAAGCATTAGTTCCGTCGATCTTCTCCGTAATCACCATTCGACTCTTGTGAATCCTAGGCAATTTGCCGTACGGAACGAACTCCTCTACGCCCCGTGATACTTCCACCACTGCATCAGTCTCCGGTAGGCATACACTTCCGCCCATTCTCGCCCCCCCGGGAATTGTACTTCCGCTTTGTGTTTCGCTCCGAGAGTTATCCATTGGTTCGCTACCCCCTTCGGGTGTGCCCGGCTGTACTTGGGCGGGTGCATTATGAACTCGGGTAGGGTCGACTCGATAACGATCAGCGCAAGGTCGAATGATTCCATCCTTCCAAGCTCCCGTACGAATCGTTCCCTACCCTTACCCAGTGTTCCGTAAGCGTCCGAGAGTGACTTCCTCTCCACGCATACCCGGTCTTCAAATCCCTCTAGCGAATAGTCCCCCGTCTTCAACGTTCCGACGATTGAATCGTGCGGGAACGTCCAAGGTAATTGCTCTCGAGTATCGACAACAATCCTGGGGGAGTCCTTCACTTAGAAGGGCGCGTCCGAAACGTCACTGGGATCTGCGAGGCCGAACTCTCCGGCGTCCAGGTAACCGTTATCGTTGCTGAAGACAGTCGCCCAGGCGCAACAGCCGACAAGAGCGGAAGCGTCAACCTCCTCATTGGAGTCGCTACCGTGCTGGTGGTTGAAGGCTCCGCAAAGTTCCACAACCTTCGCGCTGTGCGTCGGGCTGTCAGGCTTCCAGAAGAACTTCTTGTAGACCGTCTTTCCGAGTTGGTCCCCCTTGTAGACGGTGAGTTTCATATCCCAGTACGGATTGCCGTTCTTGTCCGTCTTCTCTACGCCCTCGTCTACCCGAACCAGATTGCGACTCGGCTCGATCATTTCAATCTCTCCAGTGCCGTTAAAGCTAACCATTCGCCTTTTCCTCTTCCTTCAGATCTACCACTTTATAGTGGCTGTTAATTACCCGGAAGGTGTCTTCCGGACCCTCTGACTTAAACTTCTTCTTTAGCTGACGGCTACGGTCTTGGTGGACGGTGATTCCGATCAGCCCATGATCGATAGACTGGCTCTCGATCTCAAGGTCTACGAGATAAGACACTGAGGGTTCACACGCTACCTCATTGATATCCGGACCCTCAAGGTCGAAGTGCTTCTTTGAGCGCCCGACCAGAACTAGATGGCATCGTCGACTAAGCTCGATCAGCCGCCGCATGAATGTTCCGAACTCCTGCTTGACGGGTTGCCAATCCTGAACCTGGAGGGTGTAAGAGTCCCCGTTGTGTCCAGGCTTACCGATCCGCGTCTTGAAGTGCCTATCTGTATGCTTCTGCTTTAAAGTCTCCCAGTACAGGGTGATCGAATCGACTATTACGCAATCATAATCGTGCTCGTCAGCAATCAAGGCCGACACTACGGCCATCGCTTCTTTCTCTTTGCTCACCGGGAACACGGCGTAATCATGCCCGTCCTCGTACCGGGTGCCGCTCTCGAAGTCGATAACCGCCGTCTTGAAGTGCTTCGAGAACTCCAGGGCCGTCAACGTCTTGGCGCTGGATTGGGCGCCCCAGATCAACACCTTGAGATTCCCGGGATCTTCAGCCGGTGATCTTGCCAAGGTCTCTAGAATCCCCATCGTCACCTTTCTTTTTGTTAGGGATTAGCATCGCTACTCCTTCGTTTCTTTTGACCGGGCCGCCAGCGCCTTCCGTCCTGTTTTGGAAGTCTTGTCGGATAGCCCTCTTTGTCTGCTTGTTGCCCTCTTTGATAGAGGCGTTTTGGACCACTCGGACGTACTCCTTTTCAAGCTCACCGATCTTGACAGAGCATGTATCCATGAACTCTTGCTCACCGACCCCGCGCTCTCGGCAGAGTTCGTAGAGCTTGATCGGGTCCACGACCGATCGGCTTTGCTGGCTTCGCGTTGTCCAGCCCTCGACGCTGTCCGGGTCTTCTTTCAAGCAGCGGAGAACCGCGGCACGGGTGGCCCTAGCAAGGGGTTCGATCAAGTGGAGCGCGTCCGCGTACTGCTGGATAGCCTCCTTGTTGGCCATTAGGTATTCCCTGGCAACGATCTCAACCTCTTTGTTGGTCATTCCCTCTTGGATCCCTACGGGCATAGCCGCAACCTGCTTGAACCTCTTGCTAACCAGCGGGCACGTCAGCTTGCCATTGCAAAACCCGCAGTGTTCCCCCTCGTTATACTCCGGCTCCGGGTCTTTGCAGGCGTCCACGATTGACGCGACGATCTTGATCGCTGACGGGAGGTGATCGATCTCGTAAGTGTAGGTATCTTCAAGTCGGGGCTGATGGAGGTAGCCAAACCCTTCCGGCTTGTTAAAACTTTGCATAGCGGCAGCGACATAAGCATTGATTTGCATGGCCGCCGTGACCTTCTCGAGCGGCTCGCGGTTGGACTTCCAATCTACTACGCGGACCCAGTCCTGTCCTACCAGCAGGAGGTCAGCCGTGCCCGACGTTAGGACTGCCCCGTCCTCGCCGTACAGGGCTAGGGGCGCTTCGATGTAGATGTCGACGCCTGGGCCAACCCATGATTTAGACTTCAGCCAGGCTATACAGCGGCGAGCCAGGTCATCGGCCGTATCATCCCAAATTGGAAGAGGCGGGGCCCACTCTTTCCCCTCTACTACATGCCGCCTCCAAACGTCTAGCATCCCCTCGCACTCTTTGTGCATTTCAGTACCGAACTCGGCGGCTTCTCCGGCCTCTACGATCTCCGGGACGCCCGCCTCTTCCTTATAGCTACCGGGGCATAGTCGTCGGCGCCCAAGGTTGCTAGGTGAATTTGGGTGGTGATAGCTCAACGCTTGCCTCTCTTCTAAAAACCAAGACCCCAGGCGAACGCTAGCCCGTCGAGAAGGATTAGCAGAGCACTAGGGCCTTGGTCGGTCTATCAAAATGGCCAGACCCAGCCGCTAGTGGGGTGGGTACGAAAATGGTTAGGCTTGAAATGTTAGGCTTTGCCCGAACGGGCATTCGGCGGGAACCAGGTCTGGCCAAGTTTCTATCTGATTCCCGATTGCTGCCCTCTCAACGCCACTGAGGGGGAGATTAAAGATCCGTCAACGGAATAGCAAGAATAAAAAACCCCCCAGACCTAAATTGGCCTGGGGGGCAGGCGAAGGGGTAGCGAGTCCGTGTCACCGTGTCTAAATCGGCGCTCTGTGGAACTCTGAGTCCAACTCACGCACAAGCGTTCGGAACTTCATACGGGTTTCCCGGATGCACTCTTGCTGTCTCGATGTCAGATCCTCTGCATGCGGGAAGTTGAACGACAGGTAGCACATAGCGGTCTCATTAGCGGCCAACCGGTACACCCATGCCTGGGCACACCCGTCCGCCTCGTACAACGTCTTCAGGTCACCGGATTCCATAGCCTCTGTGACGAGATGCACCCCGCTATCCTGAGCCGTGAGCCTACCTAGCAACTCAGAATACTGGTGGTCCGGTCGAACCTTGTTCCACTTCCCTGCGAGGCTCCTGGTCTTCCCGTCCGTTGCGTCATAGAGCACGGTCACTGCGGTCGGGTTTGACATGCTAGGCACTCCACCATTGTTTTCGCTCTTGATAATGAGCACCCGGCAAGCCCCGCTCTTTTGCACTGCATGACGTAAAGTATTGGTCGTGTCGATCATTCTCGACCATATAGACCGGATACGGCTAGCACGAGAGGCTTCCTCCCTGGATCGCCTCCGGTCAGACCTCGACTGGAGCCCCTTAACAACCAGCGTGGCCGCGCCTCCAGCACCCAAGAGGGAGGTTAGTAACTTGACTACATTGTCGAAATCCATGTGACACCCAGAACCTTACACGTCGAACGTTTGAACAATCAACGTGCCTTCGCTGCGCCCAACGTTGACCGCGCCAGTATATGTACCGTGCCGCCTAGCACGGATTTCCCAGTAGTCGGAAGCCGACACGGTGCCCGAGTACATGATCGACGCACCACCCAAATCCTGACCAGTGGCGCTGGTCGTGTGGCTGCCTTGCCACTTCCCGTTCGCCATCGTGCTCCCGTTTTTTCTGATTTCAAAGTACGGGACGTATGTTCCGGTGGAGTCGTACGAGATGTGGGCGTGGAGTATCACATCGCAGGCGTTCTGGAATACGATCTTCGATGTCGTCGTCCCGTCTATCGAAACCCCAGAGTCTCCGATCTCGTGCGCTATGCTTGTCTCCCATTTGACGTACTCCGTGGACGATGCATTTATGTCCTGACCGGACCCGTCTGACCTACATCGGTACGTAGGGATGCCACCGTAGACGACGGAGTCTTTGCAGGTGACCCCATCTATTTCCACCCCGTGAGCACTCGTCCTCTCAGAGATATCGTCAGTCTTTAAGCCCGCGGCAAACATCCACTGGCCGGTGAGGGTCTCGGCAACCTGGGCCGCAAGTAGCTGGATCGTCCCAACACCACTCGGGTATGCCAGGGTTGCATCGCTAGAGTCGGCGAACTGAAAGATCAGCTTGCCAACCCCCGACCCTTTGACCCGCATGCCTGCCGCCGTGAAGTCGCCCTCATGTTGGACCACGGATGATGAGGAGATTCGGGCGTCTGCTAGCGTCCCCGACGTGATCTCGCTCGCTGCGTGGTTGTGCGCCGAAGGTGTGCGGGTGGCGCTAGAGTCGTCAAGGGTGGCGTCCGCAACTATCGCGTTCAGCTCGGCCAGCGTGTTAATATCCGCGCTCTTTAGGTACGCCTGGAGGTCGCTGATCTGCGACTCGGTGATAGACAGGGCCGCTTGGTGCTGAGTCACGTTGGACGAGGCTACCCGTGCGTCAGGTAGAGTGCCGCTGGTAATCTCGGTGGCTGCGTGGTTGTGGGTTGCGTCGGCGTAGCTCCCAAGGTCGGTGATCTCCGACTCCGTGTGGGTGTGACCCGTCGTCGAGTAGCTCCCGAGGTCTGTGATTTCACTCTCGGTGTGTGTGTGGGCAGTCGGTGTTCGTGCATCCGATAGCCTGCTATCCCCGGTGTCGATCAGTGTGGCGTCGGTGATTATCGCATTTACTTCAGCGAGCGTGTCAATGTCAGATGCTTCTAGGTACGTCCCCAGGTCTGTTATCTCCGACTCAGTATGCGTGTGACCCGTGACGGAGTAGCTTCCAAGGTCCGTGATATCCGACTCGGTGTGCGTGTGCGCGGTAGGAGTTCGGGCGTCGGATAACCTGGAGTCCCCAGTGTCGATTAGTGTGGCATCCGTGATTACCGCGTTGATCTCAGCCAGCGTGTCGATGTCCCCAGCTTCGAGGTAAGTCCCAAGGTCGGTGATTTCACTCTCAGTGTGCGTGTGAGCTGTGGGCGTCCTAGCATCCGACAGTCGACTATCGCCCGTATCAATCAGGGTCGCATCGGTAACAATTGCATTCAACTCCGCAAGGGTATCGATGTCCGCCTCGCTGAGATCCCCGCCGCCGCTGACCACCTCCCATCCCGCATCCTTCCTGGCGTACTGGCTCCCGTCACTCGGTGCGTCGTCTTCCGATGCTAACGTCCCTGCATCTGTGATCGCTTGAAGCGCGTGGGAATGGCTCGCTGGTGGGCGGTTGGAGATATTGTTGTCCAACGTGGCGTTGGTGATAATGGCATTTAGCTTCTCGAGCGTGTCGATGTCCGCAGACTGTAGTGCCGTATTGACGCTAGCTATTTCGTCAGTTAGAGCGTCACCCACCTTTTGTATCGCGTGGAGTATTTGGTTGATCGGGCTCGCGGATGCCGAAGAGGTGATGTTCTCCCCGCCGAATTCGCTGCCGACTCTGAGGATGGCTTTGGCGATCCTGCGGATGTCCACATCGGTTAGGGCTCTCATCGATTGCTCTCAAAGTTGAAGTAGGCGTTAAAAGCGTCCTGGATGACATCATACAGCGGTCTTGCTGGAGTCCAGTTCTGCGTGGGCCACAGTCTCCGGGCTGAGTTGGTGGTCCCGGCATTCCACTCCCCTCGGAAGGTGTCTGAGATGAGGTTTAAGGTGTCCGCTCCTGTGCCGACCACTGGGCCAGCGATAGACTCAGCGGTACCTCTAGCCCTGAAGCGCGAAGCCCCTTCCCCACCCAAAAACCTGTGAACACCGATCCCAGTACCCTTCTCGAGCGCCCCTAGCCCGTTACCCAGGATTCCTAACATCCCGCTCTGATCGATAGCGTCCCAGATAAATGTTGCCGGGGCTTCCTTCCACCCCTTAAACATCTCTTCGGGCCTTCCGATGTCCCTGCCAACCTCGCGAAGACCAGCGACTACAGACCCCCACAGTAAGCCGGTCAAAGCACCCTGGGCGGTTCTCGGGTCAAGTCCCCTGGATAGCGACCCCAAGACAATGTTGTCAGCGGCGACGATCCCAAAGCTAAGGAACTGACCGAAGATCCGGACCAATCCTTCGTCCATGAAGAATGGGCGATCCCCGATCCTGGACGTGAACACCCCGCGCTGAGACTGACCGATGACTAGCTTATGGAACTTCATGGCGAGAACGTCATCGTCCCACTTGTCCCAGTTGGATAGCTGGACACCAACCTTGCCGTCTGTCTCGCCACCGTGCTTCGCCCATGAGACGTAGAATTCTTTGAGGTCTTGAGCACTCACACCCTCATCCGCCATCTCCCGTAGCATTGCCGGGGGTGGTGTTCCGCCGTCTATAAGTTTTCGACCTTGAGTGAGGATGTTGTCCGCAGCGCTGATCGTAGCGGCCCCCATGTTTACAGATGACACCTGGTTCAGCATTGTCCACTTCGAATAGCCATTCACTCGAATACGGCCCTTACCGGCGTCCTCAATGATCCCCAGAGCCTTTAGCGCCGGGTTATCCAGGGCGGCCAGCATCATCTTCCCGGTTGCCGTGTCGGTCGATACATAAGTGCCACCCTTCATGGCGTTCGTGAACTCCGCTACAGACCCAGAACCAGCGACTTCGTTTAGGTCCATGAGCCGGGCGGTATTGGCAAGCTCTAGAACCCTGGCACCTTTGGCGTCTAAGCCGTCAAGTAGCTTCCTGTTCTTAAGGATCGCATGCCAAGCGTTCATTGTCGGGCCGAGACCATGCGCGAAGGCTTGACCAACCGGGTCCGCAAGAGCAGCAAGGGCGAACCCACCACCGATACGGAAATACTGCCAGTTCATTAGGAAATCAGTCACCTTGTTGTACCAAAGGTGAGGGTCTCTCAATGGCTCGTTGTACATTCCGGCCTTCAGGCGATCCAACCGCTTGTAATGCTTCTTGACCAGATCCGCCTTCTTCTCGGACGAGATATCCATCTCGTGGATGTCTTCGTATACCTTACCTTTGAAGAGGGTGAGTTCCTCTGCCTCGGTTGCCCAGGCTCGATAAACATCGTCATACGACTTGACCACTTGGTCCATAAGTTCAGAAACGGCGTCTTCGTCAAAGGCATCCGTTCCGTACGATCCGATTCGCTCGGTGCCACCAGCCTTGAAGGTGAACCCGGGGTCTTCTTTGGCGGAGCCGGATACATCGCTGGTGACTTTCTGCCTGGTGCCCGTGATATCAGGCTTGTCGAACGTCGGGCGCTCGGTGGCTCCAGGTGGATCAATAGCCCGTGGAGCTTCAACAGGCTCGATACCGGCTGGTTTTGGACGACCGGGGGTATCTCCAGTCCTCACGTTCCTAACGCTGGTTCGACCAGTCATCTCGGTCGGCGCTGACCTTCTGGGGTCGAAGGTGGGGTTGGTGATCTCTTCGGCGTCGATCTTTTTTCTGACCGTCTTGCGGAAGTTGACTGTGGGAACTCCATCAACCGGGTCTTTCTCTAAGATCCCAAGCCTAGCCCCCTGCTCTCGACGGTCTCTAAGCCTGTTGCGCACTTTGTCCAGCGCCTCTTCAGCTAGTCGGCCTCCCCCTTCTTCGCCCTTGTTGATCTTCTTTAGCAACTCCCTGCGAAGGTTGATGTCCCTTTGAATCTCCTGAGCCACCGAAGATACGCGGTTATTACCGTGGTACGAGAAGGCCACCTTTGATCTGTAGTCAAGAGCCTCTTCCCGCAGGATATCAAGCTCAAAAACCTCGTCCTCGTTGAGTCCCTTCTCTTTCCACTTGTCATACTTCTTACTCAGCTCCGGTCGTATGTTCCAGAACTCATCCCCTATCTGACTGCCGAACTTCTTAACGCTCTCGAGCCTAGACCCGACTTTTTGTTGTACATGTGAAAGCATATCGAGGGCATTTGTGTTGACCACGCCAAGGTCGACGAGTGACTTTAGGGAGATATACTCGATAAGCTCTCGCTCTTGCAGGACATTCACACTACCTGCACCCGTGCGTCTTCCCGAAGGAGTTCCATAGCCACGGATATTGGCCATGATCTTCTCTGCGATAGCGCGGGTAGTCTCTGCCTTAGCTGGGAAACCGAAAGTCGTGTCACTCTCGGTGCCGCCTCGGCCTCGACGGGTAATGATCGACATCGAGGGGTTGAGTCGAACCGCGTCCTCTATCATGTCGGTCAAGGTCATGACGCTCGGGTCTACCTTCGCCATGTCCTCAAGTTCGGCGATCCGCTTGAGGTTGTACATCAACGGGGCGTACCTGGTAGCGTCGTCAACCCCGTCAGCGGACAGCTTCGAGTGCATGGGCAAGACACCCCAGTCGCGTGACTCGCTGTCAATCTTGTCGATGAATGCGTTTACCCTAGCCGACGCGTTGGCAATGTCCTCCGGCGCACCCTCTGCCCCGAAGTGAGCTGCGTTACCAACAGCCTCGTAGAAGTCTTCATCTGTGGCGATATCTTTACCACGAAACGAAAGCGGCTCGTCCTTAGCTCGCCATGAGATAAAAGACTCTTGGACAGAGTTAGCAACAGAGGCGGATTCGAGGAACAAAGCCTCGTTGGAAACTTCCCAGGTGTCACCTAGCTTGGCCATGTCCAGGGAACCGCGCCGGGAAATCGTTTGCTTGAACAGCATCCTCGAAAGAAGTTGCTCGGAGGGGAGATCCGAAGTTGCGTACACGATCCGAGGGTTGCGCACGATGGTCCTAGCGAAGCGCCTGGTTGCCTTGTCGGCCACATCCTTCATCTTCCCCTCTCGGGTAATGAACCCCTGGACGATCGCCTTCCTCTGCGCTGGGTCTCCGCTCCTTAGCTCTTGATTGATAATATCTACAAGTGCCCGCTGGTAAGCTAGGAGCGGATCATCAATATCCTCGGTCTTCTGCCTCTCCCGAACTATGTCCGCAGCGTCGGAAACGAAGTCGTCTAACCCCTTGGCCGCTTGAGCCCCGACAGTGGAACCATCCTTATAAGGGCCGTGCATTAGCAACTCGGATGTGGCAAGACTACCCTGAAGATCTTTTTTGACTCGCTCGAGAACGACATCTGCCCCAGCCATCTCCATCTTCTTCAAGGCGCTATTCATGGAGGCACTACCGGCTATACCACCGAGTGCGAAGCCCATGATCCCGGCGGCGATAGTCCCCATCTCGGCTTGCTCATACGTCCTCAAGGGGTGAGCGGCTAGCGCGACAGCTTCACTTACAGCCTGCGAGCTACCAGAGATGAAGCCCGTCTCAATGGCCATCCCTAGCCCGGTTTGGGTGATCGAGACGTTACGACCGGCCTTGATAGCAGACCGCATCCCCTTGACGCCCTTGGCAACGTTCAACCCAGGGATCAGGACTGTGGGGTCACCGAGGATACCCACAGAGAATCCGGACACCAAGTTAGCCCACAGCGGAGAGTTTGCCATTGTCAACTGGTCGTGCTCGTCTTCAGCCAACCGCGCAACCATCTGGTCGAACTGGTCTTTGTTCCGGGCCTTCGACAGATAGACCGAGTGTCGTTGCATCCCCGATTCTTCGATTGCTTGCGGAAGCCTGAACGTCGGGTCCGTATTGAACTGGTCCGAGTTACCCGGGTCTAGCCGTGCGATATTGATTACCGGGGACTCTTGCCTCCACATGGAGTACATAGTGTCGAAGAAATCAACGTCGTCCGGAGAGCCCTGCTTATGGTCGAACATTGTTCCACCACTGCGTCGAAGCTCTGCCTCTGCACGTTGCAGCTCCACCTTCGGGTCTAATGGGTTCGACATTTTAAATACTGTATTTCAAAGTGTCGGAGATCAAGTCTTCGATGTACTTGAGCGGCGGGGTGGTCTTCGGCTGCTTCTCCGGTGGCAGAGGTTTCTTCCCTCCAGCCTCGTCGATCTTTTGCCCCCAGTATTTAACCGTCTTAGCTTCTTCGTCTGCGAGGTATAGGGAGGTCTTGGACATGGGGGAACCGGGGTCTATGGAGGCTTGGCGTCGGTAGTCGAGCATTCTCGTTTCAGCATCGACGTACTGTTTGTTCTGGTAGCTGGGAAGCTCGCTCTCCTCAAGGGTAATCAGACCCAGGAATCTTTGAGTAGGCAGCCCGTCCCAGCCAAAGAAGTTCTCAGGAATGATCCTCTCTCGAACCTCCCAGGTGGGCTTCCCCCCGACGCTCTCGTTGCTCTTGATATAGAACAGGTTCTCCTGGCCTACTGCTCTGCCGATCGTCCCTTTTCCTTCTTGAACCATATTTCCGAGAGGGCCTAGGTCGACATTCTTCAAAGAGATGCCATCGTGTCCCGATAGAATTGGCCCCCGTGGACCATCGAAGCCCTTCAGCATCTTCGCGTCTACGAGCTTCTTGGCGATAACGCTGTACACCTCAGTCTCCGGATAGCTCGAGTACACACTTCCAGGCGTATCAAGGTTGACCATATCTTGGACCCCGAACCCATACGGGGGGATCTTCGAACGGGAAGAGACAGCGTGGATGGCGTCCGTGGTTGCGAACTGCTCGCTACCGATCTTGGAGATGCTGGCGTTATATGCCTCCATTGCGATCACCATAGTTTGTGATCCGATCTCCGGCTCGCCCAGAATCTCCTTGTCGAAGTGGTCAACCAGGGAGGTCTTCAAGGCGTCCAGAACCTTGCCCCTAGCCGCGCCCATAGACCCAACCGCCCTGGGTGCCGTGGCGTCGGTATTACCCCCGAAGATAGACTTGAGGTCCGAAGCCGTGAAGCTCTCCTTGAGACCCTTATAGACGGCCTCGGACGTTCTCTTCTCCTCGTTGTCTGGCCCTGAGAATGCCGCGAGGTACCTGGAGTGAATGTCACGAACCGCAGCCTTAGCGGTTGCGCGCTCCTCGTTGGTGCCCAGGTCAATCATTTTTGAAAGAGTAGTCATAGACCCCGGGGCAACCTTCCCCGTAGTCCGCGCAACGGAGTAGATACGTCCGATATACGAAGGCACATCCCCGTTGATCTGGCCAACCCAGGCGTCCATTGAAGCCATCACCCTTGGGGAGAACCCGCCCATGTACTTACCGCCGGACTCCAGGGCCAGGTTCAGCGTCTCGATGTTCTGCAATTCGCCGGTTGTGCGGGTTATGAAGTCCTTGGCCCTGCCGACAGCCTCGGAGATAGCTTTGGGGTCTCCACTTAGTCCGGAGAAACTTTGAGGGTCGGCTAGGATCTCTTGAACGATCCGGATGGAGTCTTTCTGTAGTGCAATAGCACCTTCTGGGTCAGACCTGAACTTCTCCTCGGGGATTCTGAACTTAGACAGTCCTTCCTCTGAGAACATATACTCGGATTCAGTCCTGCGCTGGAACTCACGCTTTCCCCTGGACGATTCCCAGCTCTTCTGGAACTTGTTCACCTCTTCGAGAGATAGTCCGCTCCCAGGCAAACCGTCACTGACGTAGCTCTCTGCGGCTTTCGGGTCTTGCTCCCAGGCTAGAGGTAGTGCCGTCTCAATAGCCAGTAGCACCTTCTCGTCCGCAAACCTCTCCTTGGCAACAGCATCCCCCGGGTGGCCGTTCATCACCATATTACGAATCTCGGGGATAGCGTTCACCAAGCCTAGCTTCGGGTCTTCTATTAACCCGGTGTCAATATCATCGACCAGGCTAATACGCTCGTCCGCCCTGGCACCCACGTCCTCGAGCATGGCGGCTTCCTGGAGCTTCGCCGCGTTCTCCTTGACCCGTACAAGGTAGTCGTTATGTACCTTCCCCAGCTTGTTACGGAGAGCGATCTGGTGCTTAGTAGGTAGGTCACTGTTCTCCTCGCCGATCTGCCCGATGAATCCCTGACTGTTACCGTTCGCGTCGGATACAGCCTTGTTCACAAACTCGGGGTGGAGGATCTCCCCTAAGCTATACTCGGCAAACTGGTCCTCGATCGTCTCGTCAGTCGTGTTGAGGTCATAGCTATCCGTGGACCGGTCAACCCTCGCTCCGTTGTGTTGGTCGGTAACCTTGTCAATGGCCGCTTGGTCAGCTTTGTCCGCCTTCAGCTCAGCCAGGCGTTCCCGCTCCTTGGCGCTGACGATGGCTTTACCCGCACCCAGAACACTCCCCGTAATATCGGTGATTGCCCGACCTAGAGCGTTGCCCGTACGCTCCATAGCATCCCCAACACCACCAGGTAGCTGAGTGACCGGGGGAGCCTGGTCGACCTTGTTGATTCTAGGGATACGGATAGGCATAGGTGGTTACCTTATTGAATCGTTGTGAGAGCTTGGCTGCCGCCGGTAATCGGGGTTCCAGATGTCGCGGTAACGCCACCACCAGAGGTCGAACCAGGAGCAGCAGATTTTGGAGCAGATCCACCCAGTCCGCCACCGAATCCGGTAGTGACACCGCTAGAGACGGCTCCGGTGATGTCAGAGACAAGTTGCATGCTCGCCTGCTTCCTTTCCTCGGCAGCTATTTGGCTTGCTGCTCGGAGTTCTTCTCGGCCCTGGGTCAATGCACTCTGAATAGTCAACTCTTGCTGTAGAATTGCCTCGAACATCGTTTCGCCCTGGATCTCAGATCCAGACCCTGACGACCCTTTGATGCCAGCCGCGGCGAACGCGGCAACCTGAGTGCTTCGAATACTCTCGGCTTTCCTGCCGGTGAGCTTCGCTTGCTCTCGAGATTTTTCCATCAACAAAAGTGCCTGACGACGCTTTCGCCGCTTCCTTCGGTTAGACCCCTTGATAGAACTCGAATACTTACCAATCGCGTGGACAATACCACCGACAACTAGAGCAACACCGAATATTGCCGCGATTACCATTAGCGCCCTCTCGTTCCAGATTCACCGACCACGGCAAGGATCTCGACGCCAAGCGGGTGGTTGCACTCGATTGGTATTGATGTCTTAACGTCAAAAGACCCGTGACCGACCTCGTACCAACCTTCATTCCCGCGCATCTTCTCCTTGACCCGGAAGCCGCCAACCGTCAAGTCCCCGTTATACCCGGCAAGGTTCAAGAATACGTTAGCCACATTCTTCCCACGCCCCATCGTTGCGCCGATATTATCTTGATACTCTACCAATAGAGGATCAACACGCATGGAGACAGGGAGACCGACACAGACGGTAGAGGAGGGTGCGCTGCCGAGATCCAGAACACCGTTCCCCGGGACGACCGAAGATGTCCTACTGAGATTGGTTTTGTCATAGGTCGTCACCGTCTGCCCTGCAAGGTGTTGAAGGTTGACGGAGCTTGAAGCCGTCTCTACCCATGAGTCTAGTTTCATTTCAGTCGTGTATCGCTCGACAGACCAGCCATCCGCGCGCTGGACACAGACCCAGCAATCATCATTGTCTTCACCAGGCATGGACGCGACCGACGAAGCTAGAATCCCAGTCCAGTTCGACCAAGCAAAGTGGTTGGAATTCCTTCGAATAGTACAGCCCCACACCGATCCATCTTCGAGTAGGGTCACGAGTGTTGAATCCGGCTCTCTCACCCAGGCCATCTCTTTGATTCTGGATGAACTGAATGGGTCAGCGTGGGCCGCAACGTCTAGGAAGCCTTCAACGTCACGGAAGAATCTCATGTCGTAGAGGCTTGTCCCAGCGTATTGGGCAAACAGTAGCCCCGTCTCAGCCGATGTCGGTTGCACTGGCCTTGACCCGTAACTACTCATTTTCTGTACACCAACAGTGCTAGGTGTCAATGGCAGACCTGTTACGGAGTATTCAGCCTCGTCCGTCCCAACTGCCAGGATCTGGCTACCGCGCTCGGACACGTCAGACGCTGATTCGATCCAGCGGATTTTGTCTACATCGTTACCCGTGAACTCGTAAGCAACAGCGTCATTATCGGCTGGCCCAAGGGTGAAGTCGCGATACTTACCAGTGACAGAGCCCCACACCGTTCTTTGGATATCTCGAATCCCACCAAGCCAGAGCCGATCTTGATGTATCCCGCAGGTGGTCGGGTAACCGGTAGCGTCCGACCATGAAAGCCCCCAGGTGCTGTCAGAGTGCCTGGCCAACAGGGGGTCCGTTACAGTTGCCGTCACCTCGTGTTCACTGACAAAACCGGTAACCTCGACAACGCCACCATTTAAAGTCAGAGACAATCCAACAAAGTCAGCGTTAAACACAGGCTTGTTGGAGTAGACAGATATATTACCGGTTGAGTCGCTAGGCTGTAGCGCCCGATTGTCTGTGTCCCGCTCCTGTGGGTCGTAAAACCTAGCACCGACAAAGGGGCTTCCAACAGTTCCAGGAAAAGAGCTGCCACCTTCGACCCTAACCGCGTAACCAGCAGCCCCAGCACCAGACTCGCGCACGTCGAATAGGTAGAATACTCTTCGGCCATCGCCGTTGAGGTCTATCAAAGACCCCATCCATTCGGGCTTGAAGTAACCGGGGACAGGGTTGTCATCATCGTCTATTGCACGGATGGTCTCCACTTCTCCAGGCTCGAACGAATTATCGTTGATAAACCTCAAGGTCTCTATATTCTGACGGCGTACAAACGGACCCTGCCAGTTAGAGGTCGCAACAGTGTGCCTCGGGGTAACGTCAAGCCGATCGCTTTGGACCTGCTCGGAGTTCGTGAACTCAATGATCTTCGACCAGCCGCCGAAGTAGTCTTCCCTGGCTACCTCTATTTCGTTGTAACCGTCACTACCGATTCTGAAGTATGACTGAACATCATCCTGAGAGAAGTATGGGACTTCCTCAAACTGAGCACCCGTGTAGATAGCGTAATCTAGATCGAACGCCTCAAACTCGGTGCGAAGTAGAATGTCTTTGAACTCAGTGTTAAGTGCTGGGCCGGGACCAAGCGACTCCAGCGTCCAGGTAGAGCCCACGAGTGTCAACACCTGCGGTTCCACGTCACCTTGGGTCAGGAACAGCAGATCATCACTTGACTTGTAATGGATCTCCAGCGCCTGACTAATAGTCCACGGTGCCGACATTGTTGATCCGGGCTCAACCTCGAGCGTCGTCGAATTCCAAGCCCTGAGTCCACCGTCTGTGATCTCAATTATGTAGCTGCCACTATTCTTAGTTCTGTAAGGGATGAGCCTGGCTCTCTCACCCCCATACGTCATCCCAAGCCTCTGAAGTCCACCCCTAGTCTTACAGGAAGAGGTCTTCGTGGCTACGGCATTCTGGAACACCTTGCTCCCCTCGCGGTACCTCTCGGTATCCGCTCTAGCCAGCATGCTAGGGCTTAGATATCCCCCTCCAAAGGTGTTTTGCAGTAAGTACGGCAACCCTAGTTCCTTGCGTCCAAGAGTGACGTGTCGCCGAACGATTGTGGGTATTGCTCCATTGCGTCGATCGATCTGGCTGACCGGACCTCGGCCTCGTAAAGCTCTTTGATCTGGTCAATTTCACCAACGGATCTGCCGAAGCGTCTCGCTAACTGGAGTGCCATTGCGTACCCAAGGGCCTTTTGAGCGGAACTATCCAACTGGCTAACGTTGGTAACATCTGTGATATATACACAGTAGACCTCAGCTTCGTCAGTGTAGAGCACACGGATTCTACCGTCAGCGTCTAGCTCAATTTCCCACTTGTCAGTGCCGGGCTTACACTCCTCTTCATTGACCCCGAGAATGCGAACCCAGCAACTAGGCAATTCGTAAGCGTAGCTCCACCTTTTAGAGTGGTCAGCGCCACCCTCGATCTGTGTAAGTTGCTCGGTCCTTTTCGCACCGTTCCACCCGGTCTCTCTCAGGAAGTCCCGGCGCACAACGGGCCACACAGCGCGGCAAAGATCAGCCTCTGGCGAAACCTCATCGTCGCTAGCGATCAAGGCTTGCCCAAGCTCAACAAGGCCAATATTCCAGATATCCGAGACGCATACGATATTGCACCGGTCGTCGATCGTCCCGCAATCCTCAAGCGTACCCACGGTAGCGGAAGAGTTGGTCATAGACGGGCTATCTACATCAATGTCCTGCCCGATCGGGACAACCGTCGCCGAACTCGCGGAGCCTGAAACGCTAACGTTCTGGTTAGGAAGGATCAGCGGGAAATAGGCAAGCGTAAACGACACTGCCGCAGCGGACCCTGTAGAAGATCCCGAAGCTCCAGAACCTCCAGCCCCAGATGATCCACCAATGCTTAACATGAACGGCGCGGCGTAGGCCGAAACAGTAGCAACCGAGTCCGAGAAACTCCGAGAACTCGGAACCGGGAAGAGCGGGGTGTCTGGGCCGCCCGTGTAGACAACTTGGGCTTCGCTGCTCGTCACACTACGCGACTGGCTGCTCATGTTGTCAAACAGGTAGCCGTCATAGGTGTAGAACATATTGGTAACAAACCCGGAAGTGGTGCTGCCGCTCTGGAACGAGAAGCCCCCACCGCTCGGGTACAACGATTGGATGTAAGCTACGTTGGCCGGATCGATTGCAACCTCGTCATACATCCAGCGGTTAACGTACCCCTGCCATGTTGCGTCACCCACTTTATCGAGGATACCGAGGACTTTACCCATGAGGTAGAACCCACCCATCCAGGTGTGCCCGTTGATCCTACGGTAAGCCTCTTTTTGGTAGCCAGTCTGGCTAGTCCCAGCGGCTTGCAACTTATTCCACTCGGTCGGATGCAGGTGTTCGTGCTCCTGGGTGCTGCCAACGTCGGCGCGGAAGTAATACGGACTTCCCGTCCAGGTCTGACCAACAGGGACGACAAAGCATGCTGGGGTAGCTGACTGGGTAGCCACTCCACCGTAAGTCCCGCATGTACTAGGAATGGTGCTGGTGATCTGGTCCGAGGTGTAAGTAAACCTCGTGTGGCGGGCGTACCCATAGTTGAAATCAAGTATCGACGAGTCCTCGAGCATGTACCCGGCAAACTTGACGACCCCGTGGTGGTAAGCCCTATCGGTCGCAAACGTGATCGGACCTCCAGACTCACCGGTTAGAGAGTCTTTGGCGGCATGGTAAAGGTCCAAGCCAATCTGTACGAGACCGTGGACCATATCTTCCTTATCGGAAGCGGTACCGCCAAGTGACGTTGGATCGCAAAGCGCCATTGTTAGGCATTCATCTAGGCACTCATACACCTGCTCGTGATAAGCTGGCATGTTATCCGTGGGATGGTGGTACCTTGCAATCGCGTCCCGGAGGTGTTGGATCCAGGGCTGGGTTACGAAAGTTGCATATCTAGCAATCAGGTTAGATACGCCCCCTCCGTCAGACTTAACGTTCGTATTGTTAGGTGTAAGGTTCGGCAGTCGGTTCATGTCGATAGAACTGGCGCTATACGTCGTCTTGGCTGAACCTGAAGTACCGATAAACGTAGGCCGGTAAGTCTCAGCACTGACAAAAATGTCATAGCCGTAAGGGAGAACTGTGAGAACCTGGGCCTTCTTTAGCGGGGCATTGTTGTCTTGCCCGAAGTACGCTTCTGACCACGGGGCGCTAGTGGTTTGGCTCTGCGTGGACACCAGGGAGTCCCACGGGCTAAGAACCGCCGGGTAGCTCAGCGCCGCGCCACTGTTATACGTCGGGGTACGGTTGTCATAACCACAGATGTTATCCCCGCCGCTCGGGTTTTTCATCGTCCCGTTACGTCCAGTTGTCGGTGTCGGGGTCACGGATGTTACTGTGATCGTTCCGTTGTCTGTTGTGTCAGACTTTTCCGGGAAGACACCCCAATCTCCATTCTTGAACTGCATGACGCGGTATGCCTGGTCGAAGTCCCAGCGGATCCCCTCCTTCTCGACAAAGTCTTGGTAGGTTCCGAGAGTCGGCTCACTCACGATCGTCATAGTTACCGGGGCAGATTCAACCCCATCATATGTTGCAGTCACAACAGTAGTGCCAGGGCTGCCGGTATCTATGGCGGTGAACACTGCCGGGCTCTGTCCGCTAGTGATCGTCATTAGCGAACCGGCCGTCTGCGAGAACGTAGCTTGGGAGGTGACATCCACGGTGCCCGACTGAGGAGTCGTCGCGGTCACCGTCACGTTGACGCTCTCAAGGCTGGGGGAATACTGCAACAGCGTGTCTGATACGTTGATCTCTACAACCAAAGAGTTCGGAAGCGGGACAGGGACACCATTGACCGAGAAATCCGCCCACGCTTTAACCCCAGGGTCTCCAGACCATACACCGATCTTGCCTACCGTGTAGCGAGAGCTAGTGGGGTCATACACATCAGCTTGCCAAGCTGCGGGCTCGGTAGATCCAACCTCCCACACCTTCGCACGGATTCTAGTGGCAGCCGAACCACTAACTGGCTCAGTAGTGTCCTCGACGTAGACCCGAAACTCATACCACTGGCCAATGGTAGGGACTACACCGGTATCCCGGTTCCCAACCGCTCCGACAAACGGGCCTGTTCCGCCGCCACCGAACGTAGACCACTTTGAAATCGTGAACGCTTGGCCTCCTGGGTTCTCGGTGCGCCGCAAACGATAATATTTACCAGCGCCGCCAAACCCGAATTGACTCAGGAACGTTACGCCAGAGCCGCCAATTTCGGAGCCTTCATCACCAGCCTGCGGCAAGATTTTCCCGCGGTAGTCAACATCCGCCGACGTGGTGTCCCATGAACCTGTAAGGCTAGTAGACCCGAGGAAATGGGAATGAATGTTTGCCGTTGGGTCGGTTGTCTTGAGGGCTAGATACCCGTCAACGTCTTCCACCGTGAAAAGATCGTCGTCTTCCTCGAAGTAACTCGTCCCAGTAGTATCAGACCACACGCCAGTCTCCGTACTTACATCCCAGGTTACGTTAGCGAGTGAATTAGACGACGTAGAAGAAGAGTTAGAAAGAAGGTCCGTGTCTAGGGCAAAGCCGCTTACGTCACAGGTGGATACCGAAACGCTACTCGACTCGCCTCCGCCAGTAACCGTAAAGAAGTTATTTTCTACGACGACGTTGGACGGCAACGAGATATTCTCGTCATTGGTGGAGCCGCCCCAGATATGAGGAGACTTGACTGGCGTGTTCATCCAATCCCAAGCCCACGGACCCTCCCAGGAATCCGAAGTCAGGGTACCTGTGAACTCACAGTTAACGCCAGGGTCGGAAATACTCTGAGTCACCGCGTAGATCATCGGCTGGAATATAGTGACGTATAGCCGGTATCTCCCGTCCGGGTCTTGAGCAACGTGGTGCGGAGTGATCGACCCACCATTGAGCGGGGACACCGTCTTACCCGACCCGCCCCCGCTACTGATACCGACCACTTGGTGATAAAGCTCAAGCTCAGTACCGCTAGCTGGAACGCTTCTGATTCTAGAAATACCATAGTCATTCAAGTCGCTAACGCTGTTGCGAATGACAACGGTCTGGTCTACCTCGAAGGGTACGGTGTCACTCAACCCACCAATGGTAGACCCAGAAACAATGCTATAGCTACGGGCCGACCCAGCGCCAGGCGACACCACTGGGAAGGAACTCGGAGTCCAGATAACACCGTCAGAACTGGTCGCGAACCCGACAGACCAACCGACCGGGTTCTGGAATGCTCCGAGTCGCCTCGAGTATCCCGAGAAATACATCTGCCACTCGGACCCACTCCAACGGACAACAGGATCAGCGGATCCGTGGTTCCTAAAGTTGGTTGGGTCGCTAGTCTCACCGAGGCAAGAACCGTCAGGTCCGGAACCGGGCAGTTTGGTCCACAGCGGCGTACTATTGTTGCTGCCCCACGGGCTAGACCCGCCGAAACAGAAGATCCTATGAACGTCCGTACTATTGCCGTCAATTACAATCGTACGCTTGCCGGTTAGATAGAGCTTGTACGGGTAACTTGTGTCCCGCTTATCGCGAACCATCCACATCTGCGAAACAAGCTCATACGTCGACCCCACACCAGACAGAGAGGTAATCGGGAATACTGGGTTTGGCGGGGCATTTGGGTTGTCCTGCCACGGAAGCCCCTGGCTTGCCCGCCACTTCATGCCAATATCGCCGTCAGACCAAAAACTAGAGTCGGTGTTGAACCCCTCGTAGAATAAGTATTGGGCTCCGTCGTCGTCCTCGAAGATATGCTTCTTGCGGTAACCCTTGTCGTCCCATGCACCAGGGGTGGGGGTCAAGACTTCGGTATCACCGCGGTCTTTGGGTTGAATGACTCCACCATACGAGACTCCCTCGCGGAGTTGGTAAATCTCACTACCAGAAACATTGAGGGCGTCACTCTGGTTGGTGATCGCATAGCCAGATATTTCCCTGGAGTTGAGAACGACCCGCGCAACCTCCCAAGATCCACTATAAGCATCCGTATATCGGTCACCTATAGTCATGAACAGGCTGTCCGTAGACCCAACGTCTCCGAAGTCAATCCAGTCAGACATTGCGACCATCCGCAACCCCTGATCCTTGTCCGAGTAACTAGATCCTACAGCGTTAATACCAGAGAATCGGACACGGCTAGTATTGAACTCGACCCTGATCTCGTACCAATCGCCAGCCGAACCAGTTCTGATAGGCCCCTGGGCTCCAGTCTGCAATGCGGTCCAGGACGAACCATTCCAATAAAGCGGCGATCCTCCAGGGGTGTAGTATTTGTATTCAAAGCCAGACGGGCTGATACCAACAGAGAACCGTCGCTCGCCAGAAATGGAAGCCGACACATCAGCCGTTGGTGTGCTAGCTGTATCCCAAAAGGTAATCAAGTCTGGGTGGCTGTTGTTCGTTAGCGACCTAAGCAGGATCGACCAACATTGCTCACGGCCCGTATCGATTGGCGAGTTAAAGTGAACCAGTGCGGCGTCACCGATATCTGGCGACGACAAGAGGAAGCCGCCATTTGACAGGTTCTCGGTCAGCGCCCCATTCCCGGACACGGACGAACCAAAGTTATCACCAAGCGAATCAGTGAAGTCCTCGACGAACGACACGTTGTAGGTGACAACACAAGAGCTAGAGCTAACCGCGGCACTAGATAGAGACTCAAGGGCACCGTAAAAGGTCTGAACGTCGCACGTCGAGCCGAACACGCTCCGGCTTATCCCGATAACACTGTTACCGATCGTTACCGAAGAGGCGGATATCGTCGGCGAGTCAGTAGTTCCGATTGAGGCGTAAACAAGCTCGCCGTTGACATCGCAACTCGCACCGGAAACGGTCGGGCTCGAGACAGAACCTAGCGAGGTAGTCGTATCGACGAACTCAATAGCCCAGCCGATCCACTGCTTGGCCGCTCCGTCCACAGCGGAGTAGTTGATCTCTACGCCTAGGCCGTCCTCGATGATCCCGCCAGAAGCATTAGCCCCCTCGAAGTACCCCGTGCCAGCCGTTCCGTCATGCAGTTTAAGGTAGGCCGGTGAGTTAGTGATATAGCTCTCGCCGTCCTCGTCAGCGGTACCGTCTTCCTCTGCTAGTGAAATCGCCCACTGTTCGTCACTCGTAATTGTCCAAACACCGAATGCACCACCGTCGCCGGAGGTTATCGCAGCGTTTTTCGTCTCGACATGCGAGGCTATGATTTCCATAACGCTCGGGGTGAACCCTGGCTCGCTGTGCGAATGGTCGCCGGTAACTGTTGGAGAGGTTGTGAAACCACCCCAGAAACTACTATTGTCACAATCTAGAGCCGCGTACAGCACCTGCTTATCAACGTCGCCAGTCTCGTCAACCACCTCGAATTCAAACGAAGTCGAGCTAACATAGTTGATGCCGATACCCTCGTACGTTGTGCCCTCGTATAGATTCCTGTGCACCACGCGATCGTCAACAATGGCGAACACTTTGGCCGAGGTGTTATCGTCAGACCCGCGGTTGTACGAGAAGTTGTCGTACGTTGTTCCGTTGCGAACGGCGATACCCTTAGAGATATAGCCGTCGTCGGATACCGTTCCGTCAATCGTCCCCTGGTGCCCAGATACCGTAAAGATGAGGTCGGACTCTTTGGACGTGGTGATCGTGTCGTTGGCGGCTTGTGTTGGGTTGCCGAAGCCGACCTTTGCCGAACCACTACCAGTAAACAGGGTGATCCTGAGACGGTAAGCGTTCCCATCAACGGCGCGCCAAGTTACACGGATACCATCAGTGATAGCTACGGGGGTATCACAGTACGCATTCCATGAACCGTCAGTGAACGACATGCACCCAGCTAGTACGGTGCTATCGGTCTTTCTCTTGGTGTCGGTAGCCGAACCGATGTTGTTGTTACTAAACGCAACACAACCCTGGTTAGTAAAGTCTGTCCAGCCTTCGGCGTACACCACTGAATAAGAAGCGGTGTCATCTGCCGTGGCGTTAATAACCTCGAGGCGGGCCAGGATCGGAGTCCCGAAGCCTGAGATTGTGTAATCTTCAGTAAAAGGAGTAGAGCCCGAGGTGGGCACCGCCGTTTTAATCACACCTGTTTCGATGGCCATTTACAGCGTTGCCTCTCTCGGGCTCTTAGATTAAATCGATCAGAAAAACTAGTCGGTCGCGTCGAGCGAGATCGTCCAGTTGTTTGCGGGAATTTGCGGGACTTGGCCAGAGGGAATGCTCGCAGTGGGATTGTCAGTCCAGAACATGCGAACGCCCAGAGTCAAGGCGTTCCAAATCTCCGCGCCCTCAACTGCTGTAACTTGGTCAGTAGTCGTAAAGTTGATATCCGTCAAGTTCTTGACTTGGTAATAGTCAGACGAGACAAGTTCAACCGTCCAGGTAATGCCGTCCACTTGGATTCTTGGAGCGGCAGCACCGTCTACGGCAGTACCAGCAGTAGCGTCGGTCGGGTCGGTTTTAGTTAGAGCCGCATAGAACGACGAAATCGTCGGCAATGCAGTCGCGTTGAAAACGTAGTCCAAGATGTCCTGAGAGAACTCCTGGGTAATTCCTCCAGCCAAGTTCCAGCCTTACTAAGACACGAAGTCTGCTTGTGGGGAGCGCACAGCAACCAAGGACGCCCAGATCTGGGCCCCCGCAGTCAACGTCGCGCCAGATGTGGTTAGAGTTCCAGTAACAACAGTAGCGGTAGAGGCCGGGGCAACAGTGCCCTCGAACACCTCGCCACCAGCGGTTTTGAGATCTTGGGCGGTTACGAACGCGGTCGCCGTAGTCCCGTCTCCAAGGCTCATGGCAATAGTCGTGCCAGTGCCGCCGACCTCCCATGCGAGAGAACCGGCTACAGCAATATACTCAGCGGGCAACTCAAAGAATTGCACGGTATCGCCAGTAGATTCAGTCCCAAGCAAGGTGTACTTTGCGGAGAAGACCTCAGAGTCTACTTGGCTCCCCAGGACTACCGGGGACGCCGTTTGATTAGTGTACTGTTCACTTTTCAAAGTGGCCATAAGTCAATCTCCTTTCTTAGACAGCGCAATCAATGCGCACGATTTTGTTTTCGTAGTACCGAGTAGCCGCAAAGGTCGCATAGACAGCCAGCTGGAGTGCGTGACCGCGCTCGCTCTGAACGTCAAAGTTCACGTCGATGTCGCCCTCGTGACCGAAGATCATTGCATCCGGGCTATAAAGGTAGAAGTTGCCGTCAGTGATTTCGGTAGTCCAAACGAAGTCAATACCCATGAAGCTGGTGATATCACCATCAGCAAGGGCTTTAACGTGACTATAGTCGGCGTTCGTCACTGCGGTCTGACCGAGGAGGTCGTCGAGTTGGTCAGGGTGACCAGCGCCGAATAGTTTCCCCTTGACGTTATTCGCTCGAAGGATCTTTCGACCCGCACGAAGTTTGTCAGTCGTCAAGAAACTCTCAGAGTTATGGGCGACATCCTGGTCCGTATCAAACTCAACGGGAGTAGAGCCAGACTTGTCCGAATACGCAGAAGCCGTAAAGGCTTCGAAGATGACGTTATCCTTCTTGCGGTTGAACGCACCAATGACAGCTTCCATGAAGAGTCCATCCGGCTCAAGCGCCCGAAGGGTCCGTCCACGATCTCGCTGGTCAAAGAGTTCGGGGTAATCAAAGAAGCGCGGGGAGATCATACGTCTCTCTCGCGGCATTTCTTTATAGCTGTTCATTGCATTGCGGGTGAGTCGTTCCCCCACAGCAACCTGGCCGTAGCCGTCGAAGAACGTTTTTTCGCCTTCGAGCATTTCGTTGATACAGGTACGCTGGAGTTCAGTCGTAGTCTGCTGGGCAGCAAGTCGCATCTTATCTGCGAAAGCTACCTTATAATGAGTCTCGATCTGAGCAACCATGATGGTGCCCCCGTTTCAAATCTCCGTTTCAGGTGTGTTAACGGGGGGTATCCGGCTTCCGGGGCCCCTAGCTCTAGTCGCGAGCGTTTGCGGTAGCTTCTGCTACATATCCCCGGGGCCGGACTTACAGGGGTGTCCAGGGCGAAGGGATTAGACCTTACGCCCTGGAAAATATCACGGGATTCTTGACTTACGGCTGGAGACGTGAGTCATGGATGCCTTCGAAGCCAGCCTCAAGGAGATCTTTTGTCATATTTAGGTAGTCAGCTTTGGCTTTCTTGTGGAGCGGGTGGGCTCGGTCCTTGTACTCCTCAGAGGCAAAGAGGCCACGGATCTTATTGGCGAGGTCAGTGCCGCGTTCTTCTGGGCTCGAATCTCCACTACCGGCCGGAATGTTATCGTCAGACACTAGGCTAGACACTTTCTGCATGAGTTTCAGGACAATAGGGTTGTTCCCATTGCCGTTCTCTTTGAGGAAGTCGCCCAATTCCGGGATATCCTCTTTAAGCGCTTCAATCACACGTTCAGACTTAACGACTACGGCGTCATACTCGACACCGAACTCATCCCTGGCGGCGGCCTCCAAGGCGGCAACCTTACCCTCATGGTCTTCCGGAACCTTGAGGGAGGTAGATACCTTGCTAACCAACCTCTCCCACGCCTTGACGGTGACGCCGTCTTCGAGGGCTGAGGATCGGAGTTCTTTGAGGACGGAGGCCGTACGATCGTCAACCCCCTCGGGCAGCGCGTACCCCTCGGCCGTATCCGGGGCTCCAATCTTCTGGTAGAAGCCGCTTCGCTCCTCGGAGGTAGATCCGTCATGGGGGATAGAGATCATTCCCCCCATTTTGCTACGCTGCTCCAAGAAGCTCTTGGCCATACTCTCGATACTTTTGTACCGATTTAGCGTTGGGTCACCCTGTAAATCGTCAGGTAGGCTCGAGGTCCAACTCTCCGAAGTCTGGGGATCCGCTACATTCTCTTCGCTCAAAATCGTCCCTACTTTCTAAGTGTGTTTGCATGCCTGATCCATGTAACAATCTGGTTGTACGCCGCCCGCTTACCCTGTCTCTTGGCAAACGCGAGGGGGTCAATCGGCCTCCCCTGTTGCTCCTCTGGCTCCTGGGTCCAGACGACTCCGAAATCTCCCTCCAATTGCTTGAGGACGGTCTCCCCGTCTGGCGTACCGAACAGGCGCTCAAAAGCACACGCAATGGGATAGGCAGCTTCGCCAAGTTTCTCCATTCTCTTTTCTGGAGTTTCTTCGCCTTCACTCAAATTGACGGTCCCGCTCTATCAATGGGGACTTGCCCCTGGGTTTTGCTTTGCATCTCGGCGGTTCGCTCCATAGCGTTCGCCTCTGCCCGCTTCTCTCGGCGAGCCCTAACCTCTTCTGGCTTGAAGAAGATCTCTGACGGAACGCTGGACAGTTGGCGGTCGATCTTGCTCAAGGCGTCCGGGTCGATATCGTCCAAATATCGAGGGTCTTGAGTGGCTTGGAAAATGGCCAATCGGCGCTCCATGAAGGCATACATGCCGATAGCTGAACTCTCGCGCTGGGAGCGGAAGAACGGGGAGACATGCTGGTAGCTGAGGAAGCCTTCCCCGATCTTGGCCATAGCCTCATCAAGCTCTGGGAGTTGCTTGGCCTTTTGCATGAAGCGGATAGTGGCGTCAAGGATCGGATTGAGTAGTTCAACAGCTACCGTCTCGCTGGGGGCGGAGAGTCTTTGGAGGCTACGGGCCATTCGCTGGCGGCTCTCCTCTGCACTGCGGGGCTGGGTGTCCGGGTCTCTAAGGGCCTCAGTCATAAAGCCGCGCTCAATCTGCTCGCGGTCACTACGAGCTAGACCGAGGACAAGGTCGTATCGACTATTAGCCTGTAGATAACGGGGGTCTTGGGTGCCCTCCTTCATGATGCTAATGCCGTTAGGACCGCTATTAAGCTGAAGGTGCGAATCCTCATTAAGAATAAGCGGGGGGTTCATATCTCTAGGGGCAGCCATGAGGAACTGACGCTGGAGTTCATTGAGTCCTTTGGCGTCTGGACGAACCAGGTGTCCACGACCACGACCGTACCACTCGCCATCAACTACCTGCCAGCGACTGACAATATAGGGGTTGAAGTCGAAACCACTCCGGCGGACCACTTCGGGTTTCTTGCCGATCGAGACCCAGTCAGAAGAGATCGCCTTCTCTGTAGCTGGGACCAAACCCTTCTTCCCAGGCTTATACAACTTGTTGGGATATACAAACTGGAGATACTTAACCATGCCCATCGGGTCTTTGTCCAGGATCTCCCGGCCGTCCACACCCATGTCCTTGAGGCCGAAGAACTCCGCAGCGTCAACCGCTGGCATCTCCACTTCACGGACGTAGAACGTTACTTTCCCGCCCCGACCGCACATCCACCAAGAATCAGTCGTCGGGACAGTCTCGTACGACAACCCCCCAAACTGACTATTAGTCTCAAAGTCGTCGTCCTCTTCCACCGACATAACGGAGTTCCCAATGGTGGAAAAGTCAGCGAGGGCGGAACTGGACTGGACGTAGAAGTTAGATACAGCAAGGGCTCTAAGAACACGGTTGCGCGTATCATCAAGGAGGCCGCGAACCTCTAGGTCATCGTCCCAACCATAAGGGGGGAGGATAGAGAACCACTGAGAATCAGAGCTAGGGAAGAGAGCGCCTTTGAGGAAGTTAACGAAGGTGTCTCGAGCATTCATTGCCGTTGAGTCGAACACCCCCGAGACGCGCTTCTGGCCCGCACTCCGCTTGGTGTTGATATCACCACGGAACGGGCTCATTAGGTCCACGATCTCTTGCCAAGTGCCCTCATGCTCGTAACGGCGACTTTTAAGGAGTCCCCAGCGATCCATGAGGTTCTTGGCGAGTTTGTCCTCTGCCATCAGAACACCTCGTATTCATTGCTCGTTGGAGCGTATGAGAATCCTTCGCCGGGACTCTTTGCAAATCGCATCATCATCCACCCCTTGAACAGTGCGTCCATAAGGTGGTCGTCTTGGCCTTTGACAGGCTTGTCACCCTCGGCTCTATAGGTACGAAACTCTCGTAGTATCTTCTCGCAAGTATCGAAGATCTTCAGCTTGCGGTCGCTCAGGAGGTCAAAGATCCCCTGGATGATATAGTCGACACTGTTTGTCTTCTGGTAGCCGCCGCCAGTCTTCGGACGGAGGGCATATGCAGCCTCATGGCACATATCTAGGCCATAGCCAGCGTATATGTCTTTGAGCTTCTGGCCGTCGTGGGCTCGTCCTGCGTCATGGGGCCAGGCGCATTTCGTCTTATCCCCGCCCATCTTCTTAACAGCGTGTCCATGTTGGGCCGAGTGGGTAGGGATAGACTCACCCTTAAGGTCGGTGTTCTTGTACTCAGAGACAATCCACACCTCGTCCTTGTCGGGGGAGATCGCTAATTTGACGGCCCCGAACACGCCATTGGTAGTGTGGGGGAAGTCCATTCCAATGATCGTCTTCCAGGTGTCTGGTACCTGGCGCGGCGGGATAGTCACTTCCTCCATGTCGAAGGGGAAGATAATCCCAGAACCGTAAGTAGGCTCGCCATAGGCTCGAGTGCGCTCCATATGGGATCCACGGTACTTATCGCGAATACTCTGCTTCCACTCCTCCGTTTGGTGGTCGGCGTCGTCAACCGTGTAAACGATAATGTCTCGCTGGCGGCGGTCCTTGCACTCCTTGAAATGCTGGTAAAGCTCCGTGTACCCCTTTAGCGGAGTCTCCGAGATCTTCATAACGCCCTGAGTAGCGTTCAGGCGGGCACTAAGCTCGGTGTAGACTTCGAACGGCGGCTCTTCGTCGATATATACTCTGTGGATCGTGTAACCCTGTGCGCGCTCCCAACCCTTTGAGTAAGCAAACACCTTGAACCAAGTTTTAAAGTCAGGGTGTCCATTTGAGTCGAAGTGCTGGATTGAGAAGTAATCAACTTGACCGCGCACACCCCCGGTCTTGAGGATAATATCCTTCTCGTCAATGCACCATGAGGGGATAAGGCCGCTCCCGCGCTCACCCATTCGGCCTAGAAGCTTGTCGCACAGTAGATCTCGGGTCGTCTCGGCCGTCTCACCGCCAAGCATAAAGTTCAAGCCCTTGAGACCGTCCGGGTAACGGGGGCCCTTATACCACGGGAACAAGTCGTAGAGGCCGGTAGAGTGGATTACGATATCAAGAAGAAGGGCTGTAGACTTCCCGCCCTGGTTGAGACCGGAGAGCATAACTTCGAAGGCCAAAGAGCAGATAAATGCGATCTGCTTGGCGTTCGGGATAATCTCGTGAATGGATCGATCTAGGTCCAGGCTCTCCGAGAGCGACTCGAACTCGTCAAGCATCTCGGGGGTAACTGTCACCTCCTGGTCGATATCGTCGAAGCGGTTACTCAACCTCGCCACCGTCGATATCTAGCGGCGGGTTCTCGATAGCCAACTTCTGGGCGAGGATCCGCAGGCGCTTGCGCTTCGCCTCATAATCAAGATCTTCCGTCGCGTCATGGTTAACGTTCTCGTTCAAGTTATGAGAAACGCTCTCCTTGCCCATCATGCTGGCGTAAACCTTCAGTACGCTAAGTCCCCAATTGGCCTCCTTGGTATCGTCCCAGTCTAGCCGATCGCATTTGTCCATGAGGGAGGGAAGGAAGGAAGTTTTCTCTATCCCATACATGAAGGAGAGTTTGCTTTCGAAACTCTTAAACTGGTTGTTGTAGACCTTGATATCTTCGTTACGGGTAGATATCGCCGTCGTCCAAGCGCGGTTGAATTCCTCGTCCTTGGCGGAGGCTTCTACAACTTGCTCGTGCTTGATCTTCAGCGCACGGCAGACATCGATACTGTCACCGTCCATAGACTTTAGACGACGCAAGAAGGCGGCCTTCTGCTTATCGCTTAGCTCTACAAGGTCGGGCTTAATGCCGTCTTTGAATCTTCCGTCCGGTTTGGGCATTCAGTCCCTATCGCCAGGGTCAGCAGCGACTACTTTAGCTGAACTTTTATAGGTTCTATCCTTGCCAGCGTTAACCACCCAACTGGGCGGCATATCATGCTTTTTAGCCTCCAAGGTGATGTAGTCGTTCCTCGGGTCAACCGTGCAGTGAATCCAATACTCTTCCTCACGCATGTGCATCGGCAAATCTGAATGGTTGATTTGGACCTTTCCGCCGCCTGTACGCCAGATCAAAGCCCACAGCGCGGCCTTGTCCATGTTCCTAGGAAGCCCTTCGCCTACCCCTAAAATCATCTATACGCTCGCTTTCGTCTTTGCTTCCACAAGTTCAAGATCTCGGCGGCGGGTTCGGTTTCGCATAGCCGCGAGGATCCCCATACCAACAGCAGTA